AAAGACAGCAAGGTAGATCGAGGCAAGAGCAATCTAGGGGAGAAAGTTGGTGGGAGTTTGAACCCAGTGTGGGTAGAGTGGCTAATGGGGTACCCGGGCGGGTATACCGACTTAAAGCATTGGGAAACTCTATCGTCCCGCAAATCGCAGAAGAAATAGGAAGGGCAATATGGAAAGTAACAAAGAACCAAAACTAAGAATACTAAGCCTTGGAGCAGGCGTACAAAGCTCTACAATGGCCTTGATGGCAGACGCTGGAGAGTTTGGTGTAAAACCAGACGCAGCTATCTTCGCTGATACGGGTTGGGAACCTGAACCTGTAATAAAACATTTAGAGTATTTAAAGTCAGTATTAAGTTATCCTGTCTATTTAGTTAAGAAAGGTAATATCCAAGATGATATCCTCAAGGCTCTCGCACCAGGCGGTAATCAATTTGCTTCTGCACCATTCTATACTTTAAACGAACAAGGTAAGAAAGGTATGGGTAGAAGACAATGCACGAGAGAATACAAGATAACTCCAATCGCTAAAAAGATTAGAGAACTATGTGGATTAAAACCAAGACAAAGATTTCCAAAAACAGAATATGTGGAAGTATGGGTTGGTATATCAACTGATGAAGTGATGCGTATGAAACCATCTAGATTTTGGTGGCAGAAAAATGTGTGGCCATTAATAGAAAAGAAAATGTCTAGAACAGATTGTTTAAAATGGTATGAGGGTAAAGGATTTAAAGTACCAGTTAAGAGTGCATGTATTGGGTGTCCTTTTCATGATGATAAATTTTGGATTGATATGCGAGATAACCGTCCGAAAGAGTTTGCATCTGCTGTAGAATTTGATAAAAAGATGCGTATGCATAACCCTAAAGTTAAAAACTTTGTACATCGTCAATGTGTACCATTAGATCAAGTTAAGTTTAAAGATGATGAGGGGCCAGATTTATTCAATCAAGAATGTGAAGGTATGTGTGGATTATGACAAATAGTGGTTTATTAGAAGAAGCTTTCCCACAAAATAAACAGATTGGTGGGAATCATTACAAAGATTTTCATATTCAACCATATGAATTTATTAGTAAGAATAACTTATCGTTCTTTCAGGGGAACGTTATTAAATATGTTTGTAGGTATATGAATAAAAATGGTATCGAAGATCTAGATAAAATTATTCATTACTGTGAGTTAGAGAAAAAGAAAATGAAAGACATGCATGGGAAAGAACGTAATAAAAAAAAATCTTAAAGTTGACGGAGTTGAGTTTGAACTTCAAATTTATTTAAGATTAGAAACTAAAGGTCATACTAATGGACAGTATCCAGCATTTGAAATCTTTCCAAAAGATTACCATGCAGCTTTGTATGCATTTAGTAATAAAGACGAACTAAATAAATTAATCAAAGAAAAATATATAGAGGAACCAAGAAAAAAATGACAGGCTTACAATTTACATTTAATTTTAAAAAACATATTTGGTCATGTCCATCAGAATATAAAGATCTTTCAGGTTATGATGAGATTGCAATTGACTTAGAGACAAGAGACGAAGGTATTAATAATAAGTTAGGTGCAGGTTGGGCAACTGGTAATGGTTATGTTATTGGTTTTGCTGTAGCTGTAGAAGGTTGGCAGGGGTATTATCCATTTAAACATTTTGGTGGTGGTAACATGATTGAACCACAAGTTTTACAATATATGAAAGATGTGTGTAAGTTACCTTCAAGAAAAATATTTCATAACGCACAGTATGATGTCGGTTGGTTAAGACATATGGGCATAGAGGTTAATGGTGAGATAGTAGATACCATGGTCGCTGCTGGAGTTATTGATGAGAATAGATGGTCTTATAGTTTAAATGCCCTAGCTAAAGATTATCTTGGTGAGCTGAAGTCCGAAAACGATTTAAAAGAAGCTGCTAAGGATCATGGAATAGATCCTAAAGCAGAGATGTGGAAGTTACCTGCAGAACATGTCGGGTTCTATGCGGAACAAGATGCACGCCTCACGTACCTGTTATGGCAAAGATTTAAACCAGAATTATATAATCAAAACCTTGAAACAGTTTGGAACTTAGAGAATAAATTATTACCGATCTTAATTAAGATGAGAGAGAAAGGGGTAAGAGTTGATGTTGATAAGGCTCATAGATTAAAGAAAGAGTTTCAAGATCAGGAGAAAGAATATTTATTAAAAATAAAACAATTAGTAGGAAAAGACATAGACATATGGGCAGCACGACAAATAGGAGAAGCCTATGACAAACTTGGGATAGATTATCCACGTACTGACAAAACTCATGAGCCATCTTTTACATCTAATTGGTTAGCTAATTCGAAACACGAAATTAGTAAATTTATAGCACAGGCTAGAGAGATCAACAAGTTTCATGGTACATTCCTGGACTCAATTTTAAGATATGAACATAATGGGAGAATACATGGTGAGATTAATCAATTACGTAGCGACAGTGGTGGGACCGTTTCTGGCCGTCTGTCTATGGCTAATCCTAATCTTCAACAGCTACCCGCTCGTAATAAAGACTTTGGCCCAAAAATCCGAGGACTTTTCTTACCAGAAGAAGGCTGTAAGTGGGGATCATTTGACTACAGCCAACAAGAACCAAGAATGGTAGTGCATTATGCAGCGAGCATAGGTGAAGGTTATGAAGGATCTAACGAACTAGTAGAGGCATATTCGAATTCTGAAACAGACTTCCATCAAACAGTTGCAGATCTAGCAGGAATAGAGAGAACGCAAGCAAAGACAATAGGATTAGGTCTAATGTACGGTATGGGCAAAAATAAGTTAGCCATATCTCTAGGGCTATCAAAGGAAGAAGCAGAAACATTAATATCAAAATATAATCGTAAAGTACCATTTGTAAAATTATTATCCGATAGATGTATGAGAAAAGCAAATGATGAAGGTGTAATTAGAACTAAAAAAGGCAGAAAATGTAGATTTGATATGTGGGAGCCTAAAGATTTTGGTATTCATACACCAGAAACATTTGAAAATGCTGTAGCAAAATATGGTAAAAACAATATCAAACGAGCTTTTACTTACAAAGCTTTAAATAGACTAATCCAAGGATCCGCAGCTGATCAGACTAAACAAGCAATTGTTAGTTGTTACGAAGCAGGATACTTACCTAAAATACAAATTCATGATGAATTATGTTTTGATATAAAAAATGATGAAGAAATTAAAACTATTAAAGAAACTATGGAAACTTGCATGGAGTTTAAGGTGCCAAGTAAAGTAGATGTAGCATTAGGAGACGACTTTGGACAAGCTTCATAAAAATGAAATTGCAGGAATAGGTACAGTTGTTTGGCCTACTTACATGATCTTTAAAGAAAGATTAGTTTTAAAAAAATTTGACGATATAAAAATTGTACACGGAACTCATGCTGAATTTAAACAAACAGTAAGATTTGATATGCAAAAACACGGATTGTTATGTCCAATGGTTATTGATGAAAAAGATCAATTAAGAAATGGCAATCATAGATTTAAAATTTTAAAAAAAGGAAACCATGCTGATGGTAGTTTTTTCTATAAAGCTAAGTCTCCTGAAGAAGTAATGTTTTTTTCTAGGTTAAATGTTTTGACCTGGGAACTTCACCCTGATGTAACACAACTAATGGATAAATTATGGCAAGGAAAGATGAAAAAATATACGGAGAAAGTAACTCATCTATTTACAGAGAATGTTCGATCTGTAAATCCAAAGCAGTAATAATTGAAGAAAAAAAATATTATTGTGGTGAGTGTGCCCTTAAAAAAGCGGGCATAAGACCCTTAACCAAATTAATGATTTCTGAAAATTAATATAAAACTAGTTAATTAACCAGTTTTTTGATTAACAAAAAGCTCTTTTGCGTCAGTAACACTTTGGTTATTGATAGCAGTTTTAAGCTCTTTAATTTTAATATCAATCCACTTCATATCCGTTGTAACTCTACCTTGTTTCAACGCTTGCTGTGCCCATTGAGACTCCAGCTGAAGCTTCTCTGATACCAACTTTTGCAGTGCCATTATCTAGCTCCTCATAAGTAAGATGGAATCGACGAACTCCTCGACCGAAACCATCCGGTTTAACAGAATACTTTTTTTCATTAAGATTCTGTGCGAAGCCTTCAATCGCCTTCTCATCGTCAGCAGCGTTTACGACACTAGTAAAATACAGTCCAGCTGCATAACATTGAAAGCGATATTGCTTCATGTGATAATCTTATCAACTTATAAGTGTAAAATCAAGTGTTTTTGTGTTCTTTGTCAACCAGGCAGGCTATTCTTAGTTCAAGTATTTGAAAGCCATTTGCAGTGAAATTATTGGCCATTTCATTGGCTTTTTGAGCAGAAACTGCTTTACAGTCTTCTAGGTTATAATATTTTATTGGGTCTTCATGAAAATTAAAACACTGGGGTTGATCCGAAATTGGATTTAATAAACAAATCATACCCGCTAAAAAATATTCTTTCATAATTAATTATATCATATTTTTATCTTGACATCTTACATGGGATTTCTTATTTACATGGGATAGGAGAAAAACAATGAACTTAAAAAGTAAATCAAAAATGTTTCGATCTTTAGTAGAAAAGATTGATATTGCAATGTCAGAGGGAACTAGTTTTGATGAGATTGCAGGCAAGTTAAAAACAGTACATGTGAAAAAAGGCGATCAATACATTCGACCTTTAAATACAGATCTGTGTACTTTGTTAGCTAATAACGAATTGGAGAGCAGATGAGTGATTGGTTGTGGTTAATCGGTATCTTATTTGTTTTAACAATAATGTTTCCAAAAATTGCACTAGTTGTAGGAGCTTCAATATGGCTTTTATAGAAATTAGTAAAATGGATTGGAAAGAAAGACAATACGCAGCTCATCATAGATTGAGTAAAAGTAAAGGTTGGGATTTTAGTGATAACAATCCATACTTTGAAAGATTTTATATTGTGTTGCCAAATCCAAAAATAAAAACAAAACAACAAATGAAAAAGGAGTTAAAGAAAAATGGATATAAATAAATTTAAATCTGTTGCAGTAAGAAAAGCTGATTATGATACCTTGCAAGGACTTTGTAATCATAAGTTTAGATCACCTGCGTCAATGATTTCAAAACTTGTAAATGAGTATGTTGAATACCAGGCAATGAAAAATAAATTTTCAATTCCTGAATATAAGGAATTGGTTTTAAAAATGGATCCAAAACTAATTAAAAAGGAGGACACAG